GATCTAAAACAGGATTAGGATTATCCGAACAATGGAATCGCATGGAGCACCTATTCACAACCCTACCAATCCTAATGGAGATACCATGGAAAACCCAGAACTGAAACTTGACTTGAACTTGAACGAGATCAACATGATCTTAGCGACCCTAGGGAAGCACCCATTTGACGAAGTCAACGATCTAGTTGGCAAGATCAAAACTCAAGGTGAATCACAACTTCAAGCAGCACCTGTTGCCGAAGCCCAAGCAACAAACGAAGAAATGCTACTAGGATAAGGAGAGATACATGACTGTTACGAAATGTTTCAAACTGGCGAGTGGCGAAGAGTTGCTGGCAATCGTTGTTGACGAAGATGCCTTCCAGTTCACTCTGGAAAATCCTGCTCAAATCGCTGTCCAAGCAAAAGAAGATGGCACCATGGGATTGATGATCTGTCAGTTCATGCCATACGCTGAGGGTGATATCATCATCTACAAGAGTGCTATCGCTTCTGTTGGCACACCTGTTCAGGGGTTGATTGACGAGTACAACTCCAAGTTCGAAGATGAGGTCGAGGAAACTCCTTTGATCCAAGTCCCAGACCGCAAGATCATCATCTAACTGAATCGCTCGGTGGTTCGCTGCCGAGCACTTATTTTGCAATGGAGAACTGAATGATCACTTTCGATATCGAGACCCTCTCGACTGAATCCACCGCTGTTGTCCTATCTGCAGCAATGGTGTACTTCGACGATGGCATGACCTATGAGGAAATGATTGAGAAATCTATCTTCGTGAAGTTTGATGCCAAGGAACAAATCCAAAAATACCACCGATCCGCATCTAAGTCCACCCTTGAATGGTGGTCTAAGCAATGCGACCTCGCCAAGCGTATCAGCCTCAACCCATCCAAACACGATGTGTCTGCCATTGACGGGATAGAGCTCCTCCGAGACTACCTGAAGATCGACCCATCCCCAACCAAAATCCTCTGGACACGCGGATCCCTTGACCAAATGGCAATAGACAGTCTGTGCAATGCTGTCGATGTGAAGCCACTGGTTCGGTACAACCAGTACAGAGATGTTCGAACCGCCATTGACATCCTTGCCTCAACTGCTGAGAATGGGTACTGTCAAGTCAATCTGAAAGACTTCTCGTTGCAGAAGGTGCTCAAGCACGATCCCGTGCACGACTGCGCATACGATGCCACGATGCTCATGTATTTCGTCTAGTAGAATTGCTTAAACCAAGGATAGTTTCTTGAGATAGAACATTTAGGGTGGGATATTTTCGTTCCGATTATAGATAGAAACTTGTATTGAGATGCGTTTTTTACACCATATTTTTCTAGGCAAGAATTGATCTGTTTATTTTTCACTTCCGTCGATTGGTTGGGACTTTCGGTGCCCCAGTTCTCTAAGCTGGTAGCTTTAAAATTATCCTTGAATGCTTGAGTTTTAGAGTTGTGATCTACGCCATATTTTTCTATCATAGTAGATTTTCCCTTTTCTGGATTGTTATAGTTTTCATCACCGTATCTTTCCAATTTTGATGATTTAGATTTATCTTTAAACTCTTGTGATTGCATAGGATTTTCGGCACCATATTTTTCCAAGCATGTTTCTTTACGTGAAATTTTAGAATCGGCAGAACTTGTTCTACCTTTTAATGTAGATGACCTTTTAGAGTTGGATTCAGCGGTCTGTTTGCTTCCTGGTATTGTGCCATCCAAACCATTTTCTGGTTTTTGGTTTGCCCAATCGTCGGATTCGACAATGTCGTTTTCCGTCGAGAAGTGTAGAGCATGTTCGACTATAGATGTATCGAAGTATAGATCCGATACCCAGATCGTTTCGACGAACTGCTTGCCATGTTTCTTTATGTGACGATTCCAATAAACTCCAGAACCGAGGTATTTTATTGGATCAGGTCTTGTGGTCTTGCCGAAGTATTTTTTCTTGGTGATGGAATGCTGTTTGATGTAGAGATAGGTTGGAACTAATGCTGTATATATATTCATGCTGATACTCCTTAAAGTGTTAGAGCCGATAGATGTTTCAGCATCGTGATCGGCATTTTTCATTTCTATTTATACAAAAATAATGCTTTACTTTTTTCGCGGTATACGTTATAATTGATTTATACTTAATTAATGGAGTTCTTATGATTGCCTCAAATTTTTATGTCAACGTCGTCCAATGGGGAAACAACCTCCTTGTGCGATCTATTCGAGATGGGCTGCCCCAGAAGCAGAAGATAGACTTCAGCCCCACCTTGTTCACCACCAGCAGCAAGAACTCATCTGCCCCGACTGATTGGGCAACTCTAGATGGTGTTCCTGCCTACTCCTTGAATCCTGGCAACATCAATGACTGCAAGGAGTTCATCAAGACGTACGATGGTGTTGAGTCGTTCAACATCTTCGGACAGACCAACTACGCATACCAATACATCTCTAAGACGCACCCTGAGGATATCATCTTCGACTCAGACCTGATGAAGATCATCTCGATCGATATCGAGACTGCAACCGAGGCTGACGCATTCCCTGAGCCAAAGCATGCGGCTGAGGAGATCCTGTTGATCACCCTGCAAGACAACAAGACCAAGAAGATCACCACGTTCGGCTCAAGACCGTACACTGGCAAGAATGCTGGCATCTACCACCTGTGCCTGAATGAGCAGGATCTTCTGAGGAAGTTCATCCTACATTGGCAATGCAACATGCCTGATGTAGTCACTGGATGGAACACCGACCTGTTCGACATCCCATATCTGGTCAACCGCATCAAGAAGGTCCTAGGGGACGACTACAAGAAACTGTCGCCATGGAACCTGATCAATGAGAAGAAGACCAACATCCGTGGGACTGAGGAGGTCTTGTTCGACATCGTTGGAGTCTCGTCCCTTGACTACCTCGTCCTGTACAAGAAGTACACGTACACAACTCAGGAGAGCTACCGTCTAGATCACATCGGATATGTTGAGTTGGGAGAACAGAAGCTGGACCACTCCCAGTTCGCATCGTTCCGAGAGTTCTACACGAAGGACTGGGAACTGTTCGTGGACTACAACATCAAGGACGTGTACATCGTCGACAAGCTGGAAGACAAGCTGCGCCTCATTGAGTTGCACCTCACGATGGCATACACTGCCAAGATCAACTACAACGATGCCTTCAGTCCCGTGAAGCTCTGGGATGCGATCATCTACAACGACCTCTTGAGCAAGAAGATCGTGATTCCAAACAGCGACCATCATTCCAAGGGTGAGCAGTTCGAGGGAGCATATGTCAAGGATCCTATCCGAGGAATGCACAAGTGGGTGGCGTCGTTTGACCTTGCCAGTCTGTATCCTTCGCTGATTCGTCAATACAACATCAGTCCTGAGATGATCACTGACACGAGATTGAATCTTACTATCGAGGGATTGCTCAGGAAAGATCCCATCCCAGAAACAGGATTATCTGTCTCAGCTAATGGATGGTGTTATAAGAATGATAAGCAAGGGTTTTTGCCGAGTCTTATGGAGAAGATGTACAACAATCGTGTTGGATTCAAAAGACAAATGTTAGACGAGGAGCAAAAATATGAAAATATAAAGGCAGAACTAAGTCGAAGAGGGTTGAAATAGTTTACATTTATCGAAATGCCATCTTACCATGGAACCTCCTGCTCCTATTTTATTGCAATGTGGGCAGATAACAGTTATTTTAGGGATACCCCTCAATAAGGAGGGTTTTCCTTTATTGGCAATCGATATCAGCTTTTTCTGCTCTTCGGACATAGGTTTGCCTTTGCTATATGGTATTTGACCTTTATTGGCAGCAGATATTTTTGATTTATGGTCTTCTGATTTTGGAATACCTGAGGTCGAATTAGATTGTTTTTGTTTAGATTCTTCGCTTCTTATAGTTCCAGTGTTAGCGATTGACAATATCTTTTTCTGCTCTTCGGACATAGGGACGCCTTTATTCCAAGGCGAGTTTCCAGTTCTTGATTTAGATATTCTGTCTCTACCATCGTCGGACATCGAACCTTTAGATGTTCCACCATCCAACCCATTTTCGGGTTTGAGGTTTGCCCAAGCGTCCGATTCGACGATGTTGTTTTCAGCTGAGAAATGGAGAGCGTGTTCGGATATAGAGGTATCGGTATATAAATCTGATAGCCAGATCGTTTCGACGAACTGCTTGCCATGCTTGTTTATATGGTCGTTCCAATATGTTCCTGATCCAAGATACTTTATTGGATCAGGTTTTGTGGTTTTGCAGAAATACTTCTTTTTTGTGATGGAATGTTGTTTGATGCAAAGATATGTGGGTTTGATTTCTTTATAAATATTTGTGCTGGTCATGGTAGATCCTTACTGAAAGAGATGATTAGAGCCGATAGATGTTGACGCATCGTGATCGGCATTTTTTGTTTATTACTATTTATAAGAATTGGAAACTCGGTATTTACTTTTATTGTGGTTTATAGTATAATATAACTTTATTGATGGAGATTTTTATGTTTGAAGAAATGAGTGATATAGATTTATTGAAGTTGAAAGATAGTACGTCCAAGGAAATCTCTCGACTGACCAACCTGCAGATGGCATTGAAGATCGCCCTCAACAGTGCGTATGGTGCGCTTGGCAATGCCTACTTCCGATACTACGATCTGCGCATGGCAGAGAGCATCACCTTGTCTGGGCAGCTGTCGATCAAGTGGATCGCCAACACTCTCAACCAGTACATGAACACTGCGATGAAGACTGTTGACAAGGACTACATCATCGCGATCGATACCGACTCAGTCTATCTTGCTCTAGAGGATCTAGTCGAACAGACTCAGAAAGGCAAGACCACTGACGAGAAGATTCAGTTCATGGACAAGTTCTGCGCTCAGATCATCACTCCGATCATCGAGAAGTCCTATGCTGACCTTGCATCATACATGAATGCATTCCAGAACAAGATGCAGATGAAGCGAGAGGTGTTGGCTGACAAGGGTGTATGGTGCCGCAAGAAGAAGTACATCCTCAGGGTGCACAACTCCGAAGGGGTTCAGTACGATCAACCCAAACTCAAGGTCATGGGTCTGGAGATCGTGAAGTCCTCAACACCCAAGGCAATCAGGGAGAAGCTCAAGTCAACTCTAGATGTGATCCTAGATGGCACCAATGGTGATCTCATCAAGTTCATCGAGGCAGCTCGGAAAGAGTTCATGAGCATCCCAATCGAAGACATCGCATTCCCAAGAGGAGTCAACGGTGTATCCGAGTACAGTAGCAACGTCTCGATCTTCAAGAAGGGATGCCCGATCCATGTTCGTGGGGCATTGCTCTACAACCACCTGATCAAGGAGATGGGCTTGACGCACAAGTACCAGCCGATCAAGACTGGGGACAAGATCAAGTTCATCTATCTGAGGAAACCCAACACCATCAAGGAGAACGTGATCGCATTCCCATCTGAGTTGCCAGTTGAGTTTGGGCTGCACAAATACGTCGATTACGATTTCCAGTTCGAGAAAGTGTTCCTTGATGCTCTTAGCAACATCATTGAGCCAATGGGATGGCTGCTAGAAGAGAAGGCAACCTTGGATTCGTTCTTTTGACTTTACTTCCACACGAATCTACGGTATAATATATCTATCATAACAAAAAGGTGAAAGCATGAGTGAATTACTAGCAAGAATGAAGAGAAACAGTACCATCAAAGAATCCTCTGTGTTGGCAACATCAAGATTCTTCACGAAGAAAGACATGATTCCAACCCCGATCCCTGCATTGAATGTAGCTCTTTCGGGAAGATTGGATGGTGGGTTGACTCCTGGGTTGACCTTGTTCTGTGGCAACTCTAAGCACTTCAAGAGTTTCTTCTGCTTGATCCTCGCGAAGGCATACATGGACAAATACCCTGAGTCAATCATGGTATTCTACGATTGCGAGTTCGGAACGCCAGAGTCGTATTTCGATTCGTTGAACATGGACAAGTCTAGGATTCTGCATACACCAATCATGAACATGGAAGAGTTCAAGCTGGATGCCATCAAGCATCTGGAGAACATCAACAAGGGCGACAAGATCATATTCCTCGTGGATTCCTTGGGCAACATGTCGAGCAAGAAGGAAATCGATGATGCCAAAGATGGCAAATCGGTGACGGATATGTCCAGAGCCAAGCAGATGAAGTCTATCTTCAGAATGATCACACCATACCTCGTGAAGTTCGACATCCCCATGGTAGCAGTGAACCATATCTACATGACTCAGGAAATGTACAGCAAGCCTGTCGTGAGTGGTGG